TACCTTATTCCACGTAAAAGATGACCGCATACTTCTAAAAACATCATTCCGTTTGGAAGAGTTGGTTGACCGAGCATTAACAATAATTGAAAATAAAGAATGGGAACAATTATAAGTAAAGAAGCCTACGAGAAATTGATTAACGAAGATATTGAATGGTTAGTCAATAATACGGAGCAAACATTAGAACGCGACCATATTGTAAGCGTATTGGAACAATCTACAAAACTACTTTATGAAAAAGATAATTAATTACTTGAAAGGTTTGATTAGGAAATTCTTTCCTCGACCAAAATTAACCGAGGTATATATAATAAACAATACGTATAAATATATAAAACCTGTGGTAGAGTTTCTTGAAAAACGCAAACAATGGTGTAAAAAAGAGGGAGTAGAGTTTAGATTGCATTATTTTCCATTTCTTAACGCTAAAAAGTGCGGAGAAGTGACACTTTACCTTAATGATAAAAAGATGGGTAGCAGTAAGTTGTATTTAGATAAAGGAAAAGTTTATTGGAAGTTCGATGAGTAAGAATATAACCTACACCGACGATGTAGGATGAAATTGAATGCGCTAATTGTGGTAGCATTTTGGAATACGAGAATGTGGATTTGGAATTACATCAAGGTTATATGAATGGCTATAAATACCGATTCAGGTGTCCTGTATGCGGAGTTTTTATAGATGCAAATTGGATTAAGAAAAAGAGTTAATAATCACTTTTAATAATTTAAGATTATGATTTACACAGACGGAACTTCGGAATTGCATATACGCTTACACATAGCGGAAATGCTAAAAGACAAGGTTGAACAACCCAATTATAGCGAGTTGTGCGAAAAAGCACTTAATTTCGTTATGAATGGCATTGAGTTGCCAAAAATTAAGAAAACTCCAGCCGAGGAAGCGGCAGATATGTTTACTAAAACTTTTCTACTCGCCAACCCCATACAAGATGCGTTAAAGGAGTTAAAGAAAGGTGATTTGCCTAAGACGAAAGAAGAAGAGTTGAAAGAATTAGCAAACAAGCACCTTAAAAGACTTGTAACATACAAAGGTGTTAATTGCTACATTTGTGGTTATTCGGTTGAATTTGATTGTTTAATAGCAGAAACACTTGATGAAATAGCAGGAAATGTGTTGCTTAGTGACCAGGATTGCGTTTTGTGCCACGATTACCCGTATTATTTATATGTTCCAAAAGACATTGTGAAAGAATAAAAGCAAAATTCCTTTGTTCTAACAAAACAAAGTGCTATATTTGCAAAGGAAAAGGGTGTGAGAACGGGTAGCTCCCGTTCAATACCCAAAAACAAGTTTTAGCGTGATGTCTTGTTGTCACCCTTTTTCTTTTTTTTTGATAAAACATTACGCATAACTAAATCACGCAAAATATGCAGTTAAACTACAAAGAACAGTTGGCTGACAATCGTTGGCTACAAAAGAAAGCGGAAATTCTTATCCGAGACAATTACACTTGTCAAAAATGTGGTGCAAAGTCGCACCTTAATGTACATCATTTGGTTTATGAAGATGGGAGGCTTGCTTGGAAATACCCAAACGAGAAACTTATTACGTTGTGTGAACAATGCCACGCAAAGGAGCATAAGACGACAAGACCTTATGTCGGCGAGGTGTATGCTTACGAACATAGCGATTATACCAATTATATGGTATGTTATGGTGTAAATAAAACAAAACAGGAAGTGTATCTTGTTGGTGTAGATAATGGTGGTAGTGCTACATCCCCGCATTTTGAATGCGTACAGTTTGATGTATTTAGCTCTGAATACGAACAACTGTATGGTTTTTGGGATAAATCTTTTCAAGAAGAAGCGTATTGGCAAGAAGTGTTAGCACGAATACTTGTTGCTATATACGATGATAAAGTTAAAACATTCTACGTTAATGGATTTGTATATCCTAAAAACAGTGTGTTTAACTATGCGAGAAAAAATGTATGGGAATTAGTTAATACAAACCAGTATCTGCTCGGCTTGTTCAACCAAATATTAAATGAGGATTGATATGAAAAACAATAATAATATAACAATATGCGGTTGGATGATAAACGAACTAAATTTGTCTGGCAATGAACTTTTATGCTATGCCCTAATTTATGGTTTTAGTCAAGATGGCGAAAGTTTCTTTAATGGTAGCAGGAAGTATATTTCAGAACTAATAGGCGCTAAATCGCTAAACACAGTTGACAAACATTTGCAATCGCTTATCGAAAAAGGCTTGATTGTGAAAATTTCTGAAATACACAATGGTGTTATTACTAACCACTATCGAGCTAACCTTGAACACCCGTTTTTCAAAGATTGCGCTACCACCTCAAAAAATGAGTACCCCCCCTCAAAAAATGAACACAATAATAATATATATAGTATAAGTGATAAAGAAAAACAAATAGAAATAGATAAATCTATTTCTAAAAATAAAAAGAAAAATACTTTCAATGTTCGTGAAGATTTGTCCTATGTAGATATTCATTTTTTAAAACTGTGGAATGAGTGGTTGGATTACAAAGACCAGATAGGTAAGCAATACAAAACCCAACGCGGTGCTATTATGCAATACAAATCTTTGATGAAGTATTGCGAATACAGCGATATTCTTGCCCGAGCAATAATTTGTCGTTCCATAGAACAATCTTGGGATGGTTTGTTTTCCTTGACGGAAAAACAGAAAGAGTTCTTTTTGTCATCAAATAGTCCTTATATCGAACACGCTGAAAAAGCTCATCCTAAAATAAAAGACGGCGCATTGAACGCCAAAGGAGAAGTGTGGAGTGAACAATTGCAAAAATGGTTGAAGTAGTATGGATAAATTAGAGGTTTTTAAAACATTCGATACATTTTGCACCGATGGTGAATTGTTTGAAATTAGGGCAATTCATGCCGCAAATCCCAAAAACAATGTATGGAGTGGATATTTCAAAAGTTTTGAAAAGGCTTGGGATGCAATACAAATGTTTGACAACGAATATAACATATATTTTGTGCTAAATGTTATAAACGATGTTTGTTACTCAATGGTGCAGAAAGATAGGATGGTGCGCGGCGCTGAAAACACCAAAGACCACGACATCGTGGCGAGACGACATTTACTTATTGACCTCGATTGCGTGAGGGGTGGTAAAAAAATTTCAAGCACCAAAGAAGAACTAAATCAAGCAAGGTTGAAAGCGCACGAGGTAAGAAATTATTTGCGCGACCAAGGATTCTCCTTTCCCGTTGTAGCCTGTAGTGGTTCAGGCTACCACTTAATATACAAACTTGATGATTGGGCTAATAACGAGGAAAATGAAAACTTATTAAAGAAGTTCCTACAAGCACTTTCTTTACTGTTTAGCGATGATAATGTTAAAGTAGATACCGTTGTGTGGAACGCTGCAAGGGTAGATAAACTTTACGGCACGATTGCAAGAAAAGGCGCTAACACAGATGATAGACCACACAGGTTGAGTAAAATTGTACTAATTCCCGAAGAGTACAAAGCAACAGATAAAGAGTATTTTATAAAAGTTTCTTCATTCTTACCCGAAGAAGAAAAAACAAATCGTGTTAATTACTCAAACATCAGAGACTTTGACAACTTTAATATAGATGAATTTCTTAAAAAACACAATATTGAGGTAGCCAAAGATGTAATGGATGGTAGGATAAGAAAAATTGTTTTACAAGAATGCTGTTTTAATCCCGACCATAAATCACCAGATGCCGCATTATTTGTAATGGAAAATGGCGCAATTGGGTATAAGTGTCTGCATCAATCTTGTAGCCATTATACTTTTAAAGACTTTAGGCTGAAATTTGAACCCGACGCTTATAGCAAAAAAGATTACAGAGAGTTCCAATTCAAGCAACGCTATTACGGTTCAATGCAACCGCAACCATTTACACCGATAGAGGAAACGGAGGATAAGGGCAAGAAGTGGCTTACCGCAAAAGACATTAAACGAAAGCGAGAACAAGACATTATTGCCATACCTACTGGGTATGCGTATCTTGACAAGGCTATTCGTGGTTTAATCCTTGGCGAAGTTACAATATTGTCGGGTTTGAACGGTAGTGGTAAATCGAGTTGGCTAAATTCCGTTATGCTTAATGTTATGCAACGCGGTTTTAAGGTTGCTTGTTTTTCTGGTGAGTTGACCGACTATAATGTAATGAAATGGTTGGCACAAAGTGCCGCAGGGAAAAACTATGTTCACAAAATGGAGGGTAGCGATTACGCATACGAAGTTGAAGATAAAGTGTACGACAAGATATGTGATTGGCTTGAAGATAAATTTTATTTGTTTAACAATAATTACGGAAACAATTTTTCACAAGTGCTGTCAGATTTGGAGGAAGTTGTGGCAAAAGGCGTAAACCTTATAGTCATTGATAACTTAATGGCGTTGCAAATCTCAAATCTTGGTGGCGACAGAAACGAAAAACAAAAGCAATTTATTCTTGAAATAGTTGAGTTCGCTAAAAAAAATCAAGTACATATTGCCGTTGTTTGCCATCCTCGAAAAGAGAGTGGCGCACAAACATTGTTACGTAAAGAAAGCATTGCTGGTTCAAGCGACCTTTCAAATGCCGTACAAAATGTCGCTATTGTGCATAGATGCGGAGAGGATTTTTGCAAACGTGCAAGTGAGTTCTTTGGTAAGGAAAAAGCCGAAAGATATATGGAATATTCAAACGTGGTGGAAATATGCAAGAATAGGTCTTACGGCGTGGTAGATTACCTTGTTGGTATGTATTATGAAACCGAAACAAAACGTTTCAAAAACTCCATCGCAGAGCATATCGTATATGGGTGGGCTGATGAACCAAACCAAGTGCGAACTCCGTATGTTGAAGATGATAGCGAAATGTTTACAACAATAAATGAAGTACCGTTTTAATTAAATAAATATATAGTTATGGAAAGATTGGACTTATGGGGAAATCCCATACAAGAAAAAAATGATTTACGAGAAATGTTTGGTGAAAATCCTTTTTCTATCCTTGATGCAAAAAGCGGCTCTTGGCAAAATAGAAAAAGAAAGTGGACTAACCTTGGTATTAAAAGTGAGGTTGGGCGAAACGCTACAACTTATTCTATGAAAGATTGGGCTGATAAAAAAGGACAGCAAGGGACTTTAAAGGGTAATAAATTGCCAAGCGATACGAGTATTTTTGACCCCGTTTTATGCGAGCTAATGTATAAGTGGTTTTGTCCCAAAGGTGGCAGAATACTTGACCCATTCGCAGGAGGAAGTGTTCGCGGAATAGTCGCCAACTATCTCGGGTATCACTACACAGGTATTGATATTAGGCAAGAGCAGGTAGATAGCAATAGAGAGCAAGCATTGGAAATATTGCCAGTAAACAATCAACCGCAATGGTATGTAGGCGATAGTAATCAAATGCTTGATAGTCAGTGGGTTAATAGGGGGGGGTACGATATGGTATTCAGTTGCCCGCCGTATGGTGACTTAGAGGTATACTCGGATATTGACGGTGATATTTCAAATATGGAATATGACGAATTTATAAAAGCATACGAAAGTATAATCAAAAAAAGTTGCGATATGCTAAAAAGCGGAGGACACGCAATTTTCGTTGTAGGTGAATTTAGAGATAAAAAGGGATTTTATAGGGGATTTGTTCACGACACTTATAGGGCTTTTGAAAAAGCGGGTATGAAATTATACAACGAGGCGATATTATCTACATCATTAGCAAGTGCTGCAATTAGGGCAGCGGGAAATATGAAAAGCGGCAAGTTGGTAAAAGTCCATCAAAACATATTAGATTTCGTAAAGCCTTAAAATAAATTGTTAAAAATTGTTAAAACATTGATATTAGCGTAAAAAGTATTATCTTTGCGATATGAAAGTGGAAAGTATAACAGATTGGATTGAAATATTAAACAAGAACGGCTTGCTTTGTGGCAACTACAACGATAAGACTTTGAACGCACATAGCAAGAAGCAACTAATGGACTTGGTACTCGACTCCAACGGTTGCTCGTATCTCCAAGAAATGAGTTCAAAGGGCTATGGTTTGCCTTACGAGTTCATTTGTAAATCCTTTGCCTCCTATATCAATGGCAGATATGTTGCCGAATACAAGAACGAGAAAGGCAATGGGTATAACTCTTGCATCTATTGCTGTCACGATAGAGAAACAATCTTCGTTGACACTACGCTTTGTTCGATACTTGGTTACACAGGGTGCATTGTTGTGGCAAAAAACAACTTTGCAAAGATATACCTTGACAAGAACTGCGATGTTCAAATAGAACTACAAGACGGTGCAAGATGTATTGTTGAGTATTGGAAAGGTGCAAAAGTAGAAGTGCTGAATATGCACGACAAGGTACAACTTATAGAGAATTGAGGATATGAGTAATTATTTGGCGAAATTCAAACTATCAAACTATATAAATAGTAGGGTAATTGATATAGAAAACGATGACGGCGTAATGGAAAAAGGCATTTTTATTCCCATTGAAATAAACGGTCTTACGCTTACACCTCGCAATCAAGTTATCTCTTGGATGTTCGTAAACGAGAAACTACACGATACGGGCGACGGTTATTCGCATTACATAAAGATGAAAACCAATCATAAGCACGTTGAGGAACTTGATAGAATGGGTTATTCAGTGCCGTATGTAGGCAGTATGAAGTCAAGCGAATACGTTACGCAGTACCACAAAAAGATGTATAACTACAACCCAACAAGGGTAAAAAACATAAGTAACGATGAGTGAGAAAGTTGTATTTTGGATGGAAGAAGTGGATAGCAAAGGCGTTGCTATTGCTAACACAAGGAAGAACCTTGAAGAAGATTTTGTTGGGTTGAAGTATTCCAAATGCGAGGGCTTTAACACTATTGGCAAGGCAAGGATATATACCGAAAGTTATGCCGATAGTAACAACTTGCGTGTTCATATACCAACCAACTTAACAAACGAAGCGACAACACTGTCATTGCATTTGTTCTTTATTGGGGCAAACAGGCAAGATGTTTACGATAGTTTCAATGAATATATAAGACACGGAATGCACACATTCTACGATACAAAGAGAAAGAAAAAGATAACATTCTGTGTTATTGACGAAATAAAACCTACGTTGGAGCAGTATGTAGGTAGTGAACCTTATTTTGAAGTAGTTTATAAATTGCAATGCTTAAACGGTATTGCGGAAAAAGTTAATTAAATAGTAATATGAAAAAAAGTAAAGAACAGGTTATCAAACATTTGAAAGAAACACCGTATTCCAAAAATGCCGTTAACCGTATTTTGGCGTTCCTCGTGGGCGCTGGTGTAAAAGAGTTTGACGAGCAAATGATTGTTAAGTACGGCGATGGCACTTGGGCAGAGTTCTACGAATGGTGGAATAACGAGGACGAATGCGAAGATTGTGTTTTCTGCGACCTTATGGATTACCTCTGCGAACAGCACAACAAGAGTACCAACGAGGACGAGAAAGAGCAAATAAGCGGATACATCGAGTTCTTGATTGACGCTTTTGGCGATGACGAAGAAGTAGATGAAGAGTAACTATTTGTCATATATACTTGTAGCAGTATTGGCGATAATTGTTTTCCACGCTTTTACGAAAGACAGCCAAGCGGAAATACGCGAGGTTGTAAAGGAAATAACTATCGTTGATACTGTTCGCTCTATACAAACAGACACGATTACCCGTTACGAACCGAGGTATATAACCAAAAGAGTTGTAGATACACTATACATAAACGATACGATATTCTTACCCATTACACAGAAGCATTATTCAGAGCGCGATAAGTACGATGTTTGGGTAAGCGGTTATGAGGCGAAAATGGATAGCATAAGAACTTACAACAAGACGGAATACAAATACGTTGAGAAAGAAGTTACGCGCGAGGTCGTAAAGAATAAGTACGAACTTTACCTCAATGGTGGCTTAAACGCTTTTTCAGGCGTTTTTATTCCAAAGTTGGGCGTTACCCTTACAGCACCGAATAAAACGCTTTACAACGTGAATTTTGGGCTTTATAACGGAGAATTAACATACGAAATAGGAGTTGGATTTAAATTATTCTAAAATATGGCAAAAAACATTAAGGAAGATAGCAAATTGAAAGTCCTTGCCTACTGTGGCTTGCGAGAGTTGCCAGAGGTTGAGGACAAGGAGCATTTTTGGCTTCGTGCCGTTGCTCTTGTAAGGAAAGTTGACGGAAGCGAGAACTACGTTTACGCGGAGAAAGACTTGAACACGCTTGAACCGAAGATGATAAAAGACTTTGGCGCAATAGCGATGATAATCGAGGTGGTAGAGTATTACCCGTATTCGTACTTGAAAGAGCAGTATATGCCGAAGTTCAAGACGCAGAAGAAAGAGGAACGTATCAAGTACCTCACCGCATACGATAAGAGCGCAGACTTTTCGGAATACACGCTGAAAGAACTCGATAAAGAGGTTATGCGCAGGGCTGCCCGTAAGCAGATGGACGTTGAGAAACGTGGAGAAAGCAAACGTAAGTAATAGATATTATGGCTGACAAGAAAGAACTAAGAGAAAAACTAAACGACTTAAAGAAACAGATTAAGGCAAACGCAAAAGATGCGCATTGGGCAGAGAATGCTTTGCGAGAGTATGAAAGCCTTGTAGGACAGTTGAAGCACGAACCTATTGTGCTTGACTGCGGTAATGAGGTTGACGAGTGGGCGGGAGATACATTCCGCATAACAAAGACTACCACAGGCGTTTTATTCCACACCTACGGCGGTTATAGCGTATTCTGTACACCTAACATTACCTCGCTTTACGAAACGCTTGTAAACTACGTTGAGAAGAAAGACGAGTATGCCAAGTTGGAGGGCAAAGCAAAGGAAAATCACGAACTTTCGTTGAGTGCTTTGGCTTATTGCGTAAATCTTCCGAGTTTTGTTTGTAGCGATGAGGCATTCTTGTATGACACCGCAGGGCATATCGTAAAGTATCTTCGTGAAATGAGCGAACAATTGCTTAACGCACCATTGCGCGAGGAAACAGAAGAGGACTTGAAATCAAACGAGGAGTTCCGTCAAGCGACATTGGCTACAAAAGACCTTGTTGATGAGATTAGCAAGGAAGTGGAAGAAATCAAGAACAAAGAGTGATTGATTTATGGCAAGGGGAAAAGTTACGGCAAGAGCCAAACCGAAAGTAAAGCGTACCGCGAGCAACCGTGTTAAAGCGGGTTCTACCAACAGAGGTGGCGACGGCGGTATATTTACGGCAAAGGTGGTGGCGATAGTAAATAAGAATAAAAATGGGTAAATTATTAGTAAGGCTAACAATAGTGATAGTGAGCATTTATTTCGTGCTTGCATATTTAGTTGCTCAAACAATGGGAATAGATATTCTTAGTGATTGGTACACATCGTTGTTTGCGCTTATTATTGTGGTCTATGCACACTCAGAAGGTATTTACCATTGTAAGTTTTTGAAGTACTCCGCAACATCGCTATTTGTATGCGATATGCTAACAAGGTTAGACAACACTTACAACTTTCTTTCGGTTGATGCACACAACCTTATTCCTATTGCTATCCTTGCATTAGGACTTGGCACAAGCATAACCCTTGCCATACGCCACTTTTACAGAGTAATTAAACTCAATAGACGAAAGAATGCTAATCACGCAAGAAACACAAGATAAGATTGACAAGTTACCGCTACCATTGAAGGTGGCAAGCAATATGCTGTTGGACTGCTTGAAGAACATTGTTGACAACAAATGCGATGTAGAAGAAGTACAAAGAACAGTAGAGAACGCACAACTACACGCACAAGGCAAATATGGTAAAGAAGATTTGGTAAATTACGACGAGGCTTGTGTTATGCTTGGATATACGGTAAACAATCGCGCTGGATTGAAAGCATTACTTGATAAGCACGGAATAAAGCAAGTCCACATAAACGGACAACGTGTAGGTTTCCCAAGACACCAAGTTGAAGCGTTGATACCAAAGAGTAAGAAGAAATAACCAACTTTCATACCTATATATTTTTGTTCTGTTTATTTAGAAAGCCCCTAACCTCATTACGAAGTCGGGGGGGGCTTTCGCTATATATAAACATTATGGCTTTATCCTATATCAACCTTTAAGTATGCACCACCGTGCTTGTTGTTACCACCTCTGCCTATTACGCTTTCAAACATATCGCGTATCGCGCGTGTCTGCTCTGCTATAACAAGCAACTGCGACAACATTGGGTTTGGAGTATCAGCATTCACTCCTTGCGCAGCTACAAGCGCTTTTAGTTGCGTATTACTGTCGGCAACGTAAAACCTAATAGAGTTCATATACGAAGCGAGAACGTCGGCTGTCGCCTCGCTCACAGATTGTATTCCTGCTTGCAGCCCGCTTAATTCCGCATCTTTGCCTGCAAATTCAGCAGAAATGCCTACAGCCTCCGCCCACTTTTTAAGCGCCTCGTTCAGTTCGGGCAAGTCGTGCTTCAACCCCTCAAGTTTATCATACAGTTCGACGTCGGTTAGTCCACCCTCTGCCCAATCGCTAATCGCGGTATCATACTTATTAAACAAATTGTCGAGATACTTACTTGTTGCCTTTTGTAACATTTGACGCTTTACGGAATCCTCAAAAAACTCATCAAACTGCTCGTTAAGTCCAGTCAAACCGTCACCTGTTTGTTTGTATGCCTCCATCCAAGCATCAAGGAATGCTTCTGCACCCGACTTCTTATTTTCATCTGTGGCAAACGCGCCAAGTTCTTGCAGCCTTGCTTCTTCAAGTTCCTTGTATTTTTTTGTCAGTTCATCTATCTCGTCACGATAACCGTCAATGGCATCTTGGTCGCTATTCTGCTTTGCTTTCTCTGCCTCAATCATTCTCTTACTTGCCTCTATTTGCGCCATAAGATTATCTTGTGCCGCCTTGGTGGTACTATTGAGTTCGCTTATATCATAAGTGTTCTTTATTTGCTCTTCTAAATCTTCATACACCTTTTGCAAACGCTCGACAAGTTTTATCTCATCTTCTATCTGCAATTGGAGTATATCGTCGTTATACTTTCCAGCAGTGGCGAAAGCAGACATAATACCCGACAACAAACTCATTGCGCCGCCTATATAGTTGCCGCCAATCATTTGCCCTATACCGCTTGCTATTTCTCCCGCAGATTGTGCCGCACCTGTTATGGCATCGATGTCAGCCTTTGCCTTATCGCTTAAACCGAAAGCGGTTTCCCACTTGTTTGCCATATCGTCTATAAAAGAACCCGCCTCTTTCAAATGTTCGCCGAAGTCTTCAAATCGTTTGCTAACACCTTCTACTCCCGCTTTCCATTTATTTATCTTTTCTTGTGCTTCGCTGAGTTTTTTATCTGTTTCAGTTATTTGTTTAGTTATTTCTTGGTGTTCAACAGTGACTGGGTAAACAGCATTATATAAAGCCTCTACCGCTTTCTCTTGTACTTCATACTCCTGCGTACCCTTTTCCAAAATCGCAAGGAACGCTTGTGCATCAAGTAGGTGTTGATACATTGGGTTGTCTTCTGCGTTATTTTGTTCTTCGGCAACCTTGGACGCAAGTTCTTTTTCTTCTTGGCGCAAGTTCTTTATTTCTTTCAATAGTTTCTTTTCCTCTTTACGCGCTTTGATGTACTCACCAAGTTTACCAACGGCAGTGCCTAAATCTTTACCGAATATAGCAAACGGCGTGCGCTCTTCGAGTTCTTCCTCAACTTTTTCTATTTGATTGAGTATCTCTTTCAAGTCGCTTGCGGGCAACCCTGCGGCAATCATACTCTGTTTAAGGCTTTCAAGGTGGCTCAACATACTACGAAGCGCCGCATTAGTGGAGTTCTCTATGTCATCAAACAAGTTTAGGTACTGCGAAGATTTCTCGAACTCTTCCCACTCCTGTTTTAGTATCTTGGTATTGTATTCTTCCTGTATGCCTTTTTTCGCCGCTTCGTATTGTTGCGGAGCAAGTTTCTCATTGTCTTTTTCAAGCAGTTCTAATTCCCTTAACTCTTTTATTTTCAGGTTTATCCTTTCGTTAAAACCTTTTGTAAGGAATTTAGCATACCTTTTCAATCGTTCCTCTTGCGCCTTGCGTTCCATTTCTTCGACTTTTTCAAGTTCTTTTTTGCGCTCGGCAACAAAGTCCTCTCTTCCACCTTGTTTCTCTGCATCTGCTATTTCCTTTTCAAGTTTCTCTCGTATCTGCGAAAGGTCGAAAGTTTCAACGCCAAATAATTGTTGCGCTAATTCAGGTGGAATATTAAGTTTCTGCAATTCAAGCGAGAGTTCATAACCGCTAAACATTTGTTCTATTTGGTCAGCAAATTGCTGGTCGCTTTCTTTCTGTACTTCTACGCGCATATCCATCACATACTCGCCTTTTGCCAATTCTACTTTTATCTTTTCAAAAGTTTTCATTGGCTCTTTTGCAAGCCTGTCGAGAAACTCAACGAGCGCATCCTCATTCGGAAAGTTTAACACATTTTCTACAAACTCCTCTGCTGACATTTGCCTAACACTCTTTGGAATCCAAGATATTCCTTCGTAAGCATCGGCAAACGCGTCTATATAAGCGTCAAATGCCCCTTGCAAAGACGTAGATTTATCAAGGGTTTTACTCAGCTCTCGATACTTCTTATTTAAGTCATCTATAACTTTAATACGTTCATCATACAAAGAGTTTGAGCGCCCCCTCCCGCCAGTTGTTTCTTTCTCCGTGCCACCGAGCAGTTTCCAAAGTAGCGTGTATTGCTCTACGTCTTTCTTTGCGGCATCTAATTCCTCTTTAGTTATATTGTGCCCTTGCTCTTTTTGGGCGTTCAACTGCTTTTCATAAGCAATTGCTTTCTCTTTTTCGGTATTAGCCTCTGACAAAAGCGTAACCTCATCTTTTGTTCTGTCTACGGCGTCGATTTGGTATTTCTCTTCAAGTTTTGCGTTTATGGTGTTAACCTTGCCTTCGGAGATAGGTGTCTTTGTTTTAGGGTCTACCAAATCCAATCGTTTCTTAGTCCACCAATAAGCATCCTCAGCATCTTTGAGTTCTTGTTCGTTGAACGGTAATCCTTCTTTCTTTCTCTCATTTATTTGCTCGATGATGTTTAAGTGTTGTGCCTCTTCTTTTTTAAGGTCAGCGATTATTTTATCAATCCCACTATATGCTTGCTCCAAAGAAATTTGATATTCTTCGGGGAGAATGGCGTTTATAGCGTTGCGCGTTTCTTCGCTCAACCTTTCGGTGTATTTAAGTTCGACACCCAATAGTTCTGCTGTCCTGCGGTATAGTTCTTCCTTGCGCAAAGCGGTTTGCAATATATTTTCGTTCACCTCATCGAGTGAACCCAACGCCGACTTGAGGCTTATTTGTTCAGCAATAATCTCGTTCTGTTGTTTCCAATTGTTTGTAATATCTTTAAGATAGTCGTTGATTGTTTTACTATCTTTGATGTGGCGGGTAAATAGAACCTTAGATAATTCTTCTTCTGAAAAATCAACGAATAGAGCATTTCTTTGCTCGAGTGCATTGTAATACTCTTCTTGTAACTTGTGTAAAATTTCGCCTGATGTTTCATCTACATCAACTGATATAACAATTCCTTTTGTGTCGGCGTTAAGAATATCTTTCGCTCCTTCTAATTCTTCATCTATATATCTTTCTAATTCTTCTTGTGAAAGAACATCACCGTTCGGTAATATTGGAGTTACTAAAATTTCCCTAATATTGCCTTTTTTATCTTTTACTCCATATTGTGAACTAAAGACAGTTGCTATACCTTCTCCAACATCTTCCCAACCTTTCTCGGCTAATTTTGCTGCGGGTATAATTTGACGGTGTAATAAATCAACATTTCCTTTGAAAGTTGATTCCATTTCCTCGCCAGTTTGTTTTATCTTATCATTGAGGCTATCAAGTTGATTTGTATCTACACCTGCTACACCTTCGTATATTGCTTTGTTTATATCCGCGATTGTGCCTTTTGCCCAATTTATTATTGCATCTTTTTGTTTTGTAGCCTCTGGCTCTTCAATAAGATTAAAACGCAATTTCAAATCTATTACCGCAAGTTCTTGCTCGTCGGCTAATTCTGAAAGAGCCTTTTCTTTTTCGTAACCACTTAATTCACCCTCTATCTTCCTACGCTTCTCGGCATATTCGTTCTGCAATTTTTCTAATTCTAATTGCGCCTCACGGGAACGCAATACTTCCTTGTATAGAGCGTCGATTTCCTCTTGCAGTTCTTTCTCTTGTTTCTTTCTTTTTACAAGAATATCAAGAAGCTCTATTGATTGAAAAAAATCTCTTGTCAAGAAGAACTCATCACCGTAATACCCACTAACAACCTCTTGAATTAAATCGGATTGCTCCTTTAGTGAATCAAATTGAGCTACATCCAACTCTTTAGCCCTCTGCTGAATTATCGCGTAAATATCGTCAATCTCTTTTTCGGTAGGTACTAAAAATTTGAATTCATCGGTTCTACTCTTAATGCTTGCACCTTCAAACAGGTCGTAAAAATCTTCTTTTGCTTCCGTAAGGGCGTTGCCATAAGATTGGGAAATTGCGTTCATGCCTTTTTCAAAAGAAGCAAGCGCTTGTTTCTCTTTCATTACCTTTACCACATCTTCATAAGCGTCTGCCAGATTTTGCATTGTGGTTTCTTCTGTAACCACAAAGTTTAAGTATTCGCCATATTCGGAGTTTAATTTGCTTATAATCTCTCGATGCGCGTCACTTCCTTTGTTTACTTTATCAAGACGGGTTGCCAAGTTTGTGTACCTATCAATGGTTTTGTCAAGGTCGGCTACATCGCCAGAAATAATGTTGTTTAACTCTTTGCTCAGACGCTCTGCTTCTCGGCTTGCTTTTGTCAACTCGCGCCAAAGTTCGAGCGCAATTCCAACGAGAGCAAAAGGAATTGCCATCTTAAATGCCGCCCATAAACCTCGTATTGCCCCTTGTAAATACATCGTCGCTTTTCCAGCAGCGTATTGTGCGCGGGTTACGCCCATTATCTTAGCCTCTTGCCAAGTCATAGCCTGAATATCCGACAACACACTGCCAACTTTGGCTTTTAGCCCCTTGTTGAACCACAGCGTTGCTTCGGATGCTTTCTTCATTCCTAAAACATACATTGCGTTCACGACTTTGAACGAAGCGTAACCAACAACAACATTTTCAAGGATAAATGCCAACTCGCGCCAATTGTCAACCAAAAAGCGCATTGTGCTTACAAATCCCTTTAATCGCCCATCACTTTCCTTGCCTATGGAATTAAGCATAAGTTCGTAACTATCCTTTAGGTTAAGCATCATACCTTTAAGAGTTTCGCTTTGTTTCTCCTGCATTTGATAGAAAGTGCCACCCTCACTTGTGATAGTCTTGAATACCGCTTCTACATCGGCGAAAGATACCATACGCTTTGATATACGCTCAAATACTTCACCAACAGACACAGCACGACCTTCAAGCGCAGTGAAACGCTTTGCAAGCTCATCAAGCATATTTACACCCGCCTCGCTGAACTGCCTCAGTTCTGTTCCGCGAAGGAAATTAGCCGCTTTTACCTGTCCGAAAGCAAGGATAAGGCGGTTCATATCTACACCCAAACCAATACTTACATCGGCAAGCATCTTGTTTGTTTCGTAGAGTTTTTCGCTTTCAACACGATATGCTGCCAACTGTTTTGTAGCGGTTACAAGTTGTTTAGTGGTGTAAGGCGATTTAACAGCAAGTGCAACGGTTTTATCCCATAATGCGTTTGCTTCGTCTTTGTTCTGTAACAATACTTGCAATGAACGCTGTTGCAACTCAAACTCTCCACGAATTTGCATCAACTTGTTTACATAGCCTTTTATAGCGGACACACTGAATACAGCCGCCAATGCTCTCGCCAACTGACCGCTTGTATCTAAAAGACCACGTTGCTTTTCTTGCAGGTCTTTTGCGCCTGCCGTTGCCTCTTGTATATTCTTGTTGTGTTGCTTTATACGAGAGTTCAGTTCGTTTAGGTCTTTTTGGTAGTTGACATCGGTTTTATCTAACTTTTCTCTCGCCGCTTCAAGGTTCTTAACCGCTTGGCGTTCTTCTTCCAGTGTTTTTGCTCTGTTAGAAAATGCAATAGCGCCAGCAAATGTTTGATTTTGTTTTTTCTGCTGTTCCGCACGTTCGCGCTCTGCTTCCGTAAGCGCCTGTATGTTGCGTTTGTGTTCCGCTATTTCATCATCAAGGCGATTTATCGTTTGAACGTAGTTTTGGTCTTGCTTGTCGAGTGCATACTTTTGCTCAACCAATCTCTGTATTGCTCTTTCTTCATTAGCAATCGCTTGCGTACCTTGACCTGCTGTTACCAAAGATTGCGCCTGCATTGGAGATAAACCAGTGTATAACTTTGCGTACTCTTGTCGCTTTCTTTCAACACGTTCAATCTCGGCAATTTCGTTGTTGGCACGGTCAGCCGCGTGTTTCCTCTCGGTTTCATCAAGTAACCCCTGTGCGTTTTTTCGTATTTCGGCAATTTTGTTTTGAACATCTTGTTCACGAGCCATAATATCGTTTAACGCTCTGTTCGCGTCTCCGTCATTACTTTTGTAAGCATCAGTCATATACAAACGCTTTTTAGCGTCTGCTAATTGGTCGAGTTCTTTCAAAAGGCGTGCATACTCGTTGCGAATAGTAGGCTGTAGGGTTTGTTCGTTCTTTTCTGCGGTAGTTAATTGCTCTACGCTAATACGGTGCTTCTGTATGCGATTATTAAGGTCGTCTACTACTTGCTGATAATTAGCTGTAGACTTCGATAAATTGTCACGTGCTGCAATAAGCAATTTAATTGCTTCTCGTTCATCGTTTATAGATTTTGCACTTTCTGACCTTCCGATAGCACCCTCTGGTGTGCGGATATACCGTTGCCATTCTTCTTCTTCGCGTTTCTTTGCTTCTTGCTGTGCTTTTATTCTATCTTCAAGACCTTTTCTGTCGCGCTCTTGTACCTTAACCCAAAAATCTTCTATTTGTTGTAATATAAGATTGCCGCTCTCTTGCTCTATTTGTTGCTGACGTGCAAGTTTTTCTCGTAATTGGTTTTCAAGCGTAGTTAGTTGCCCTTTTTCTTTGCTAACGTCTACGCCCGTCTTTTCGCCTTTGGCAACACTTTTTTCGGTGCGTTGTATTTGGTCGTAAATTCGGATTATTTCAGAAGAAAGTTTGCTATACTCTCTTTGAACCTCGCTTGTATGTTTTTTTTCGGCATAAAGAATAGCATTTAT